GAGGAAGGAAATGATGGGCGTTGGAACGCTGTAGGTGATCTTGTAACTCAAAACTATACTATGACAGGTGGAAATGGCAGTGCGTTAACTCTCAATATGACCCTACTCGCTGTTGCAGATGGCAATGGAGACATTGATACTAATGTAAGAATCAATTCTATTGTTGCTGCTGGTAGTGGTTATCAAGTCGGGGACCTTCTCAACATCTCTCCTGGCAACCCAAGTTCTAGTTGGAATAATGGTGGTGGATTGGTACGAATCTATTCTGTGACAAACAATTTGAACAATCCAACTGCTCAATCTAAGGGTGAAATCTTTAACACTAGACAGGGTGTTGGTACTACATTGTTCAAAGAGGGTACGGTTCGTACTTCCAACGAAGCAATTAAGGGTAATAATGTCCTAGCATTTGGCACTCCTAGTATGACAGTTGCTCACCGTCCTACTGGATATTCTAGCAGTGGATGTAACACTTACAATGACACTACAACAACTAACCTCACTCAGCAGGTTGAACTTGCTGATGTTAACAATGCAACGTTAAGACATCTTGGTGGTAACAGTGGGAGTAGTTGCGGATCTTTCCGTATCCGTGTTATAGTAGATGGCGTAGACGTAATCAATGAGTACAAATCCAACTGGGCTACTGCAGACTCATCTCTGGAAGCAATCATTGATCCCCAGTCCTACATAGAAGTGGAACTGTCTGAAGGTAACGCTGCCAACGCTAACGAGGATACCCAAACCAAGTTTGAAATTGTCAGCGCCACTAGTGGACAGAGAGTACAATTGATCACCTGTAGATTTGAACCCAGACCATAATGGACTTACCTAAAATCCCAAAAGACCAACTGCCTGAAGAAGTTCAGGAACAGATTGAGGGAGATGTAGCAGAGTTTGATCAGATCAGTGATGAAATGATTGATACTACTGTATTGAATCGTATTGAACAGAAGAAGTCTGAACGTCAACTTCAAAAGAACATTGAAGAGCTGTCTGCACTCAATGAAATCTTTAAGAAGAGACAGAACATGACTTCAAAAGAGTTCATTCGCAAGGTAAAAAAGAACAAAAAGTATTATCGCTCTAGCCTTTACGAAGTACAACGCTTGGAGGAATGATATGGGAATGTACGAATCCCTAAATTGTTTTGAGGAAGCACTCAAACATTTTGGCACCCGAGTGGAGATGATTACTGCCATGGAAATGGCAAGGAGAATCACTGCCGAAGATGCCTATCAACAGATCAAAGACGAACTGAAGGAGGTGAAGAAGTGCCGCAAGAGTTTCAATAAGAAGATGGAGTGTGATCCTTACTCCATGATGTGCAAGGATCACCTGACCGACGAATGAAATTCACTTTTTAATTACCAAAAAGTCGCAAAAAAATTCCCGCCAAAAATTTGACCCCTTAGGTTTTTTGTGCTACTATATAATGTACGGAATCTGATGCTCTTTCCTTCACATGTACAACTTTACAATTTATTCCAAACGAGGTTGTCCTTTTTGCGAACGTATCAAAATGGTACTAAATGCAAAGGGGATGCAATACAATGAACTTATATTAGGTGAACATTTTGATCGCGAACAACTGTATCAGAAGTTTGGCAAGAATGCTACTTTCCCTCAAGTTCTAATGAATGATCAACATCTGGGCGGTTGCACAGATGCTGTCAAATACCTTAGAGAAAACAAGATTATCTGAGAATCCTGATAAATATTTCAGTGTTTCAATAGGAGGTTGGTTTTCCAAATTAGTTAATTTATAGGGGGAAACCATGTTAATTGCACTTGCAGTCCTGGTAACAATCGGGGCATTCATTTTAGGAATTACCGTCTCTTGGTTTGCTAAGGGGTATGTTGAAGATTACATTGAGAACGCAGCATACGCTAAGTCAGTGACTCACCCAGAGATGCTGGATGAAAACGGTAACATTCTGCATGATGAACTAATTTACATTCGTCCAGACAATCAATACTTTGACGATTGGGTGGACGAAGATTACGAAGATGATGACTAATCACTAAAACCATGGCACGAAAAACTGATGTGAACGCCTTGTTGGTAAGCGAGGTACTTAAAAAAGTATCAAACGCCAAGACTAAGGCAGAGAAAATTGACCTGTTACGAACGTACAACACCGATGCTCTCAGAGCGATTCTTATCATCAACTATGATGAGAGCATTATTTCCGTGATGCCCGAGGGTGACGTTCCTTTTGAAGCGAACGAAGCACCTGCAGGCACCGAACACACAAGACTTGCAAAAGAGTATCGCAAACTTTACCGATTCTTCAAGGGTGGAGACGACAAGTTGCCGATGCTTAAGAAAGAATCTTTGTTCATCCAACTTCTAGAAGGTCTTCATGAAAGTGAGGCGGAGGTTGTGGTGCTAGCAAAGGACAAAGACCTGCAGTCTAAGTACCGAATCACTAAAGCGGTAGTTACTCAGGCATTTCCCCAAATCAAGTGGGGTGGTCGCTCTTGAGTAAGATTAGAATCATTCGTCCTAAGTGTGATCCTTCTCTTGCTAATGATAGATCTCTTCCACACACTGCATACTTAGTGGAGTATATGGAAGAAGGTACAGTGTACTTTGACATTGTACTTTGCAACAAAAAGGTTGACATTTTTGATCATTACTGGGACAATTATCGTGAAGGTTTTATTACCTTCACACAAACTGAAGGTAGATCTAATCCAAAAGTATGGGAAGACCCACTGAACAAAAAGCAGAAAAAATGAGCGTATATTTCAACCCAAAAAAGGTTGCAGAGCAGCAGGAGGAAGAACTTACTCAGGAAATTGCCACTGCTCTAGAGGAAGAGGCACGCAAAGAGAATGCTAAGAAGGTTGCTAATGCAATCTTTAATCTCTTTGTTGATCCTCTGATTGCTATGCTAATATGGAACTGGATCATACCAGGAATGTTCGGACTTGCCGCCGTTGGTTACTGGCAGATGTTTGGTCTTTGTTGGTTGTGCAGAATTTTATTTAAGAAGGCATCGGAATGAAAGTATGTAAGGTGAGCGTCACTCCTGACGCAGAAAAAACTATTGGGTATATTGCTCGTGTGAGCAACCCCAACAATCAGGAAAACCCTAAGGTAGAGGGTCTTCTGAAGTATTGCATTAAGCATGGTCACTGGAGTGTATTTGAACAGGCACACATGACTGTTGAAATCAATACCACCAGAGCAATCGCAGCTCAAATTTTGAGGCACCGTTCGTTCACATTTCAAGAGTTTTCCCAACGCTATGCAGACTCATCTCTCTTGGGTGATACTATTCCTCTGCCAGATCTGAGACTTCAGGATGAAAAGAATCGTCAGAACTCTATTGACGGTGTTGATCCTTTCACTAAGCAGAAGTATGAGATCTTGATGCAGCACCACTTTGCACAAGGCATGGAACTGTATCAAAAAATGTTGGAAGAGGGAATTGCAAAGGAATGTGCTAGAAATGTGCTTCCCCTCTGTGTACCCACCAGAATGTACATGACGGGAAATCTTCGCAATTGGATCCATTACATTGCCCTGAGATCTGCTAATGGAACTCAGAAGGAGCACATGGACATTGCTAACGCAATTAAAAAGATCTTTACCTGTGAGTTCCCTACCATTGCACGAGCAATGGACTGGTGTGATGATGACTGTCAGTGTGCAGAAGATTATTGTTCTGATACACAACCATGTATCCTTATTAAACCATGAAGTTTTTTACTGAAGAAGATTTCATAGTTAACAAAGATCTCTCCGTGGAAGTTCTCAAAATCCACGGAGAGAATTTTATCTTTGTTGATGATGTATTTCAATACCCTGAACGTGTTCGGGAATATGTTGCTCAAGCGGGTATTAAGAGTAACCGCAATCAAAAGCAGCAGTTGGATATGGGTATTGGTGATACATATTTGAATGGAACCAACTTCTATGATGGTAAGTTCTATGTTGAACGTGTGTCAGACCCAACTCCAACTGAGGTTAATCTCTATCAATACATGGCACAAGTCTTAGACGTTAAGGTGGACGCCATGCGTATGTTCTCATGGCGTGTGTTCAATCAGTTCATGGAGGTGGATATTAGTGATGAAAAACCATTCTTCTGGCCTCATGTAGACAAGTGTTATAATTGTATG